AGCTATTTGATGGTGACAATATTGTGACTGGACAGAGTGATTACGGAAGGTCTGAGCTTGTAAGTGGACCCTTTGCTGTTTCTAAAGATTCTGACATGGAGCGAGTTGATTAGACCTTTTTCACAAAGTTGTGAAAAGTTGAATTAAATAAAATTGAAAGTTAAATATATATTTTACTTTATTTAAAATTAATAAAGTAAAATGATTTATTGTTTATGTGGAAGTATAATATTTATGGTTATAATTATGATATGTGTATTATCAGAATTAGGAAAATATATTGATGAAGATGGAAATCCAATATTAACTACTCAGCATCTGCGTGGTATGTATATTGACAATATTATAGATGAAAGATATAACAAAATACACAATTATGTTATTGACAGTGCGGTTAAAGGAAAAACTAATGTTGATTTTACAATTATGTGTATTCGTAACCAACATATGATTTGCGACAATTATGATGGTTATCAAGAATGGTGGATGCGTTATATTTTGAGAAATGGTGGCGATCTTATTCCAAAAAATGATATTCGTTCGGAACAAATTAAAACACGTATTATACACAAAATACAAAACGCATTTCCAGATAGCAATATTACAAAAGGTTATAAAAACTGCTGCGACACCTACAATATAACTTGGTAAATTAATGATTAAATAACACTATAATAATAGTCATCTATTATAATTTTATTTTTAACACTGCGACTCATTTTAGCAGTTGAAATGCCTTCGGCTAGAGCAGCTTTTGCGATTGTATCCCAGGTTGCTAGTAGGATGTCTGTTTTGTCTTCTCGTTTATAGACTTTTTTACCAGTTGAACAAATTAATTTTGGTGTGTATTCATGTTTTTTAATTGATAATCCGTAATATCCTTCATTATTACCATCATCTGTCCATACTACAGATTTCAATGCGTAAGGTGACTCATTTAAATAGTCCTTAATTTCTTTCATATCATTTTCTGACAATTCTTTACCAACAGAAACTTTCCATTTTTGATATTCGCTCAATAAAACTGAATTTAATACTTTTCCACAATCAGAAAACTGACATACTTGAAATACAAATGTCTCAACATTTGAATTTTCTTTTATTTTTTTATATTCAACGGGTTTTAATTTAATTCCACTATAACCATGATTTGCTCCAATGCGTTTTGGCTTAAATCTTGCGTCTAAATAACTTTTAAATGCGTGAAAAACTTCTTTTGTTGGTTTTACTTGGCTCCATAAACGGTAACGTCCTTCCATATTAACAGAGTATTCTTCTACATCTGGACGCACAATACAATCACTAATTATAAACTCATTGAATTTTTTATCCATTTCACTCTCTGTCTTTGGTGTAAATACTATATTTTGTTGTATAATTTGTGTTTCATTGTTATTGTTTATGGTGTTAGGTTGTTCATTTAGTTTTTTATTTTTAATTTCTAACTCTCTATTTTCAATTTCTAGCCTTTTATTTTGTTCTTCTAATTCTCTAATTTTATTTTCTAATTCCTCATTAAGTTTCATTATTCTATTAAAATTATCTATACTATATGTTTTTGAATGTATTATATCACGAATATGCTTGGTTAATATATCAATAGTAAAATTTGTGGTATCATAAGCAATTATTTCTGTTTTATTTTTACCATTTAATTGTATACTGCGTATTTGTCTTTTGATTTTTGGATATGTTTTTATAAGATTCTCAATCTCTACTTTATTTTGAACCTTAAAAGCTTCTACTAGTGCGAAATTATTGTAACCTTTGCGATGGTCATTTATTCTAGTTGCTAGGTCATTAGTATGTCCAAATTTTATTAGTTTTTCATTTGCGTCATTTGTGTTATCAATTGTTCCAATATATATACATTCTGTGTTTAATGGAAAATGGACTAGTATTGCTTGTTCTATTGCTTTTTGTTTTTCTTTTTTAGAATTTTGTATTAGCTGTTGCTTTTCTTGTTCAGAATTTTGTTTTATTTCTAAAATAATATTTTCCTTTTGCTCTAACTGAAGCCTTAATTCGTCAGTTTCTTCTTCTACAATTTGGTGTAAAACTTCTTCCATTTTCATATAATATTCATGAATTTCGCCTGCCTTTTTTGTTTGCGCTTTTAAACATAATGATTTGAAACATTTAATTGTTAATAATATTGTTTTTTTATTTTGTCCTCCCCATTTTTCTTCTTTTGAACTTGCTTTCCCTAATGGAAAAGCAAGATTTTTATAGTCTATATCTAATTTAAAATGTTTTTCTAATAATGCAACTGCTTTTACTTTTTGTTGAAAACCTAACCATTTCCATATATTATCTAAATCAACTACGAAATCTATATTTTTATCATAATTTAAGTAGCAATAAAAACTACTTACAAATAATTGTTGTTCAAAACCAGTAAAATTTTCTTGAATTTTATTTATTAATTTGCTATTATATGCTTTTGATAGCTTAGATATTGGATTTTTCTCTATTAATTCTATGATGTTTAATTCCTGCATCTTATTATATACTTTATAATAGGATACTCTTTAAGTTGTTTAATCTTGCTTATATATTTTGAAAGCAAGATTTATATAACCAAGATGCGCTTTTTTATTTTGAAAGCAGTTTTTATAAAAGCGGATTACCACTTTGTCTTTTTGACCGCAATCTTGGGTCCCTGACCACGTTTCTTCACATTATTTGGGTCATATTGCTCCTCTTCGTCTTCATCATTGATTGATTTGGATAGCTCCCAGAACTCTTTGGAACCTAATCTGAAGTCATTATGTGCGTCGGCTTTATACCAAAACACTTGGTCCTGTAATTTGTTAGATTTGGCGTTGTTATTTATTACTAGGCACTCATAATTTTCGGTACATTGGTCCATCACTTGGCAAAATGACTCCAATGTAGGGAACATGCCAGCATAATTCTCGTAAATTCGCTTCCTATTGGCAATGTAGGGCTCTCTTAAAATAAAAACATAATCAATATTTGTTCTTAGTGTTGGTGGAATACCCAACGGATATTGCATTGTGATGATTAACATCACCTTCCAATGTCTCCCGTTCATGAACAGGAGACGCATTAATTTATCGCGTGACCAAGTGTTATCATACAAGCAGTCATCTAGAATCACAAAAGTTCGCGGGTCAATTGTTGTGCGTTTAAATTGCTCCATTTCCTTCTTAATCTGTTTCAACACTTGTCGCTGTCGCTTCAAAATGTTCTCAATAATTGCCGTATTGTATTCGTTATGGATGAACAACTTTGGCACCAATTTGCCGTAAAACCCGTTACCCTCTTCTGTACCGGAAATAACAGTGCCAATTGGAATACTTTGTTGATAATATAGTAAATCCCTTACCAAAAATGATTTACCGGTGTCACGACGACCAATTAAAACAACAACAGGACCTTTTGATTCATCAGGCTTGAAACTAATGCTTTTCATATCAAACCGTTTTAGTTCTAAATTCATTATATGTATACAACTATAAAAGATTTATTTTATTTGACGCAAACTAAACTAACAAATGATATAAAATAACAAACTAACAACTAATAAATAATAAATAATAAATGGCTAAAAACTAAATAATTTGTTAGTTTGATAGTTGTTTAGGAGAAAGAAAAATAAGTTAAATATTACTATTATTTATATTTTAATTAGCTAATGGCAACAATTCCGACAACTTCTACAAATCCTACTTTTGGCATTAATTACCAAAAAAGGAAGAATATAAACCTTTTTTCAAAGTTTCAAACTAACAAAAACATTTGTTTAGAACAGGTCCAAAATTACTTGCCAATTTACGACAGATTTTTTTCACTAAATGAGAATAACTACAATAGCATAAACCTAAACCATTTATGGTATGTCTCGGATTTAAAAGATGAAAAAGTTGTAAAAAATAATAAAAATAAAAATAATGATACTAATATAAGCAGCGACTTTTTATCAGAGCATGTTCACATGTGTAAATTAAAGAATAGTAATGATAACAGTGGGGACTTTACTAGCAGCCAAAATGTGTTTATTAAAATGGCACCATTGTTAGACCCATTCAAATATATTGTAGGCAAATACAACTACAATGATACCAATTTATTCAATTTACCTTCCATTGATAAAAGTGTGCCAATTAACCCTAAAATAGCGGATGTAAATAATTCCGCATATGTAGATGGATTCTTTTCATTTTTAACAAGCCATTTATTAAACAAACACAGTTTTATTCATGGACTGGATTATTATGGGTCTTTTTTAGCCATAAAGAAAAATTACAAAATAAATATTATTGATGATATTGATTATTTAATTCATTCTGATTTTTTTATGAAACAGCAAAATGTATTGTTTAAGGTGGATGATTATTCACACTTGTTATCAGATGATGATAATAATAAACCACTGAAACCATTGAAAATTATGTCAAACAAATCTGTGTTATCAATAAAGTCATTTGATGACACTATTTTTGATGATATTTTTGAAAATCAGGAACCAAAACAAAATTTAGAACAACCCAGTAGCAATTTAGTTACATTATCTGATATTAAGCATATGAATGTTGAATTGGTTGATATTATGAATTCATCTGAGCTTGCTGTTGACACAAAAAAGTCAGAGACACTCAAATCTGGTTCATCTTGTTCCTCTAGAACATCACATACAGATGAAAATGAGGAAAATGAGGATGACTCGCTTGATTCTGAAACAAATAATAGTGACGTAGTTGATTCAGAAAATAACATTCTAATAAACGATGCTGAAACAAATAATAGTGACACAGCTGATGTTGATGCTGTTAACAAAACTAGTGAAAATGGTAGTAATATAGATGAAACAAAAAGTGACATTGACAATGATAGTGACACTAACAGCAGTGATTATTCCGATATTGACGAAGAAACATTATATCTCACATTTCCAAAGTTCCCAATTCAAATGATTTGTTTGGAGCATTGTGAAAACACATTTGACAACTTAATTTTAACAACTGAACTAACAAATGACGAATGGTTTTCAGCCTTATTTCAGGTTATAATGACACTTATTACATACCAAAAGATGTTTTCGTTCACACACAATGACCTTCATACAAATAATATAATGTATATCAATACTAACAAAAAGTTCATCTATTATTGCTACAAAAAGAAGTATTATAAGGTTCCCACATTTGGCAAAATATTCAAAATAATAGACTTTGGTCGCGCCATTTATAAATATAATGGTAAGACATTTTGTAGCGACAGTTTTCAAACAGGGGGTGATGCCGCTACGCAATATAATACTGAACCATATTTCAATGAAAAAAAACCTCGTCTTGAACCCAACTTCAGTTTTGACTTGTGTCGTTTAGCATGTTCTATTTTTGACTATGTAATCGATGACATTGAAGATGTTAAAAATTTGGATTTATGTGAGCCTATTGTAAAATTAATTGTTGAATGGTGTATTGATGATAATGGCATTAATGTTCTATATAAAAACAATGGTTCTGAAAGATATCCCGATTTCAAGTTGTATAAAATGATTGCTCGATGTGTCCATAATCACACACCTGTAGCACAATTGGAGCGACCGGAATTCAACAAATTTGTAATATCTAAGAATAGCATTGGTAATAGTAGTAATGGTAATAATAGTAATGGTAAGAATAACGAGCAAATCATTAATATTGATGAATTGCCGTCATATGTAAATTAG